TGGTGATGCCTGTGCCAGCAATTGAGGAGTCAGATCCTGCTGCACCATTTGTTGCGCTGGTTGCTCTTGCTCCTCCTGCACCTATAGTAATTGTCCACTCTGTTCCATCGGATACTGTCCCTGTCGTTGAAACTTCAAGGAAGCCGCCAGCACCACCGCCACCTCCAGATCCAAATCCACCAGATCCTCCTCCAGCAACGACAAGACATTCAATATCCATTGTCTTTGACCTGTTTGGAAAAGCCCCAAAACCTAATACGTTGTAGCCAAAACTTGACATTATTTAACCCTATGCATCGTTTGCCGCATCTGTAGTAAAGAATAACTTGATACCCAAAAGTCTTGCATCGCCTGATTGATCGTCAGCACTGACATCTCTCATAATCTGAAAATAAGCCATTGTGTCTACTGCCGCATTCGCAATGGTGACAGCACCTGATTCTGCCGAAACAGTCATATCATTTGATGTGCCGCTAAAGGCTTTTGCCGTTGCAACCACATTTGTTCCGAAGGCTGTATTGATTGAAGCATCGTCAGCCATACAACCGCCAGACAAGCCCCACGCAACGGTACCTGTGTTCGTGCCTGTTACTGTCCAAAACGCTTGGAAGGTTACTGTGCCTTCGTTCCATGATTTAGGAAAACAAACCGTAAATTGAGCGTTTTCATCAGACGAAGCATCAAAGTCAAGGCATTTTATTTCTGGCCCATTTGATAATTCAACCTGTGTTAAATCAGCACAGCCAGCCGTTGAGTTAGGGTACATCGCTGCTGCCGGAACGTAAATTGTTTCTTTCCCTGCAACTTTTGCTTTTGCTCCCCCCACATCAAGCGTACCGGCTATTGTGACATTAGTTGTTCCAGTTGGAATCTCAATAACATCAGCATCAGCGTCATTCTTAATCGTTACATCATTTGTTGAACCTTGTCCAGTGAGGATTAAACCTTCCGCAGCGGTATATCCCATTGCAGCATTATCACCAGCACTAGTATCACCATCAGCATTTAATGTTCCAGCCGTCAAGTCTCCAACAATATCAACGCTAGTACCACCTGTTGCTATCGTCAATACATCTGCATCTGCATCGTTCTTGATTGTTACATCGTTGGTAGAGCCTTGTCCTGTAAGAATTAAACCTTCAGCGGCAGTGTACCCTATCGCTGCGGCATCACCAGAAGACGTATCCCCATCAGGTATAAAACAAGCTGCGGTAAGATCACCAACTACGTCTACATTTGTGCCGCCTGTTGCAATGGTTAATACATCTGCATCTGCATCATTCTTAATGGTTACATCGTTAGTTGATCCCTGACCTGTGAGGATTAATCCTTCAGCGGCAGTGTAACCCATTGCGGCATTGTCACCAGCAGCAGTGTCGCCATCTGCATTGACAGTAGAAGCTGTAACATCCCCAACAATATCAACGCTAGTGCCACCTGTTGCGATTGTCAGTACATCCGCATCTGCATCGTTCTTAATTGTGACATCGTTAGTTGAGCCTTGACCCGTTAAAATCAGACCTTCAGCCGAGGTAAATCCTATCGCTGCATTGTCACCAGATGATGTGTCGCCCGTAGCCTCTAGCGTTGCTCCTGTTATAACACCAGAAGCCGTCAAGGTTGCTGCGGTGGTAGTGCCTGTTAAGTCTAAATCAACAAGCGCATCAACTACCGCTGCTCCAGAACCTGCCCCGTCAAGGTACACTGCCTTAACTGCTCCGTTACCAATGTTCACAGTTGCACCAGAGCCTTGTTTGATTGTAATGATTTGAGAACCTGTTGTTGCGTTCTCAATAAACATTAGTCGAGACATTGTGTTTGGAGCAATAGTTAGCTCCCTAGTTGTAGAAAGTGTAGCAGAAGATGTAACTTTAAAATAAATTGAACGGGCTGGATCTGTTGACCCATCAGCAACAGTTGTTGTTGCGTTTGCATCACTGCCAAAACAATCCTGTGTTCCGTAACTTAATGCCTCTGCAATTAGCTCCAGATTAGTATTCGTTTCGGTGCCCCACGTACCTGAAGATTCGCCTGTACCTATTTCTTTTAATCGTAAATCATTTACATAAGTTGCCATGTTATAAACCTCACGCGGCTATTTCTTCCCAATTTGGTGTTTGCGTTGTATCTGTTAATTCTTGCCAATTTGGTGTTTGCGCTGTATCTACCAAACCCCATATACTTAGTGATCCTACCTCTCCTGTTGCTGATACACCTGTGACGCTAATTGATACCGATATGCCTACAATTTCAGTGCCAATTGCACCAGTTGCGGAAACTCCTGTTAGAGTTACATTTGCAGCCCCGCTGACTGTAACGCTACCTAAACCACTTGTCCCTACTACACCAGTAACAACAACGGAGTCAGGGTTACCCCAAGGACCGTCTCCCCATTCACCTCGTCCCCATCCCGTTATTGAAGACATTAAGCGATCCTGATTATTGCATTACTCGCGTCTGCTGTGGGAAAAGTAATTGTAAAATCACCTGCTGTTGCAGTTTTGTCCCCACCAAAATCTAATACACATACGGCTCGGTCTGAGTTTGTATCGTTGTAAATTAGTGCACCTCTAGCTGTAAGCGTCACCGTAGAAAACGTCAGGTTGGCAAAATCGGTAATACCTGTAGTACCATCATTGCTAGGATTTATATTGGTAAGAGCCGCCCCAGTAGCAGTATAGTTAGTACCACTTGCTTCATTTGAACTCGTATAGGCTGTTGTACTCGCTCCTAAACTTGCAGAACTTGTGTACAAAGCCAATTTAAAGCTGTTGCCGCCACTCGCTAAAAAATTGTGTTTTGCCTCAAGTAGTTCTTTTTTAAACGAGGAACACATAGCCTGTGATATAGCCATTACAATCTCCTGATTATGTCTGCCATTTCCTTCTGTTGATTCTTCTCAAATACTCCTGATAAAGTAGTTCTATCACTTTTAATTGCTTCTTTCATATTGTGAAGAATAACAGAGTATACATGATTCTTAAACGCCTCTGCCTGTTCCCTTATTGCAGGGTGACTCTTATCTCCTATTGATATAATCCTGTCTGTCGCTTCTTTTGCCCAAAACTCAGGATCATGTCCTTTATATTCTGTAGTAGTTACTCCTACCGAACCTACATCTGATATTGCTAAATCAAACATGTTAACCCACTTGTAATCGTGGTTGACCAGAACGATATGTATCAGCACGTAACTTACCGTCACCAAGATTTTTAAGAAGAATTAAAGATTCCGCGTACATTTTGTCGTACATAGCCACCATGTCTGGTTCACCTTTCAAGAATCGTATAGCTTCTACTAATGCGCCATTTTCTAACGCAGAATCAAATTCAGTACCAAGCCACGTTGTACCTGCATCCACTATAGATTGAGGATAATACCCATAATGCAGTTCGGTAGAATAGCTACTATCAGGAGTTGGTCCTAATATAAAACTGTCTTGGTCAAAGTATGCATAGTGCACGGGGGTGCCTGTGCTAGAAGGATTAGGATAGGCTTCACGCATAAAATTAACATCTTTGTTTAACAAAAATGTGTACACACCACTAGAATTAATAACAGCCAAACTATAAGAATACAAAAAATCAGTCGGCATCGTGAGATATTTAGTACCGGAAGTCATTGTGCCCGTCACGTTCTTACGTAACGCAGGGAACTGAACTGCGTTATATATCTTCTGTTCAGCCTGTTCGGTAAACAAAGCTAACTGAGCATCTGTAAACGTATTCTCACAAATGTCGTTAATATTTGTTTTTAACTCTGTGTAGGTCATCGTCATAATTTATGCCATCGGACCACGAGCAAATAAACCTTTAGTAGCCGCACCTGTACCACGCACTTTTATTTTACGGTTAGTGGGCTTCTTCACCGGACCACCATTTTTCATTTTCTTTATTTTCTTTGGTGGCTCATTTATAAAATCGTTTCTTGGTTTTTTTGTTCTGACTATTTGTGTCGCGTTAGCTTTGGCTGCTGCTCGGCCTACTCCCTTTTCTGCTGCTTGTTTTTTTCCTGACATACAATACTCCTTAAACTGTTACTGTAACTGTACCTACGCTACCTGTTGCTACCAAATCATTAGGTGTTAAACCAAAAGGATCTTGTCCTCCCCCAACGGGATACCAACCCC